GGCTATACCGTATTTGGATTTTAGAGAAAAATTTAAGATGGCGTGGACATAATGAGTGGGCAACTAAAGCAAGAGCATCATGATGTAGTTAAAGAGTATGTTGATTCAGTTAATGAAAAAAGAAGTGACGCTTACATGCTTACAATTGCAAGGGATGGGGAAGAGCCAGCAAGATCAATTATATTTTTCCCAAATGCAATTGAGGCAGCAGAAGCATATAACATGTACAATGACTGGGGTTTTGCAAAGCAATACCTTACAGTAAGATTATATGAGCCTACAGGAAAAGTAAATGAAAAGGTGTTTAAGAGAAATCAGGCGGGGGACCCAACATTTCTTAGAACAAATTATATAGATGTCACAGAAACCTTATTGGGTCTAAAGCCTTTAATTTCAGCTCAGGCATATGAAAATACCTGTATGGAAATAATGACCTCATTTGCCAAAGATAACTGGAGATTTGACCCAGAAAGATTCCTTTTAAATTTGGGTATTGAAAAAAAGCTAGACTGCTAATTTTATGATTATGTAGTATAATATTAAATATGACTCCTTATAAGAGAATGCCAAGAAGGCACTTTACTGATCTTCAATTTAACCCATACTTTCAAAGTCATGGGTTTTTAGAAAAGCAGGAGAAAATAGATAAAAAAAATAAAGAAGACTTAAGATCTGTAGTTAAGTTTTTTCAAAGAATTTGGTTTAAAAAATAATGTCTTACTATTTATCAGCTATAAAAGATTTTCCAATTGGAATGTGGAAGCTAGATGAGCTATCTGGCTCAGTAGCTTATGATATATCTGGCTGTGGTAATAATGGGTCCTATGTTGGACAAATTGTTAAATCTGGAATGCCAATTGTTTCTGGTGGCTCACACTCAAGCAAAGTAGATAGCAATAACTATTTACAATTTACTTTATCAAAAGATTTTTCTGGCACAACTGGTACTGGTGGTTTTGCAACCAGCGATACATATGATAATGATTTTTCTTTAGAGGTATGGTTTCACCCAAAAACTTTAACATCCCTAACACCGATACTTGCAGACTCAAGCGGTATAGGCTTGTATTGGGATAAAGGCAATGTGGTATTTAAGTTAGAAAATGAAAGAGTTGATTATTCAGTTCCAAACTCAGATAGAGTGATACATGCCGTGGGAGTTTACTCAGTTAATTCAATGTTGCTGTATGTAGATGGGGCTCTAGTTGCTTCTAAAGCAATAGACTTTAAGTTTACAAACAGTAGTGTGACTCTTTATTCTGGACCAGCATCTGATACAGAACACTTCTTGATAGATTGTCCAGCCGTGTACAGATACTCTCTGTCACAAAGAGCAATAGTATCGCATTACAATAATTTGTTTTTAAATAATGACGAGCAGGTTTCTGTTCCAGATTTGGGAGAACTTTTTAGAGCTTCAGAAAAATATCAAGACATAGAAACAAAATATGTTTATCCAGTTCAGGAATCCTGGGAGACTTTGATTTATGATAATGAATCTTTGTCATATAACCCAAGCAATAATAGTATACGTTTAAATTCAGGATTTTCTAATGGAGAGTTTGTAGAAGACATAGTTTTAAATATTACAAAGCAATACGTATCTTCAAAAATAGAATGGGTCTCATCTAAAGGAGTCTCCGTATATGTTTCAGAAACATCAGCCCTGGGTCCATGGAGAATATGTTCAAATGGATCTTCTATACCAGAATTTACACAGGGCTCTAGCTTTTCTTCACAAAAAATACTTTACTTTAGAGTAGTGTTTGACTCATCAAATCCAGATCTTTACATTCCAGAACTATACTCTTTAAAAATTTACTTTCATTCTGAAAAGAAAATGTTTGCACATAATGGAGGAAGTACGCTTTCAATATCTCAACCTACCTCTGGATCAACTTGGGATTTTGATGTTTCTAATAACAGCTACCCAGTTAGAAGTAGAAACTACCACAACGGAATAAGGCCAAAATCTTCAGCATTCTTTATAGACTCAGTGAATGATGTGCAGAACATTGAAATGATATTTACCCCAAAAACGCTTTCTAGCGGAAACCTAATATTTAATAAGACTGGCGCAGTAGAGACATCTCTTTCTTGGGCGACAGGCGGCGGGATATCAAAGTCTAACATTAGTAACATATATATAAATGGTCAGGATATATCCTCAGCAACTAACATATCATCCTACTTATATATAGATGAGCCAAATTATATATTGATAAAAACCTCTAGCATAATATCTGGACCTATTTGGTTTAATGGCAAGCAGCTTTTGGGAGTAAGGTCTAATGTACTTGATGACAATATGTATCAGAATATTGCCCTATACTCAAATCCAGACATTAGCCATCAAGATCATTATGACCTGTATGCAGGCAAATCTGCATCTATTGGGCAAGGTTCGTCAATGGAAGTGACAGAAGAGTCGGTATCTACCTACTCTAGAGACAGAGTTGTGTTGCAGATTATATAATTTTGTCATACTAAGTGACAAAAAGCTGGACTTAAGCACACAAAGATGGTAAAATAATTAACTATGGATATAAAAAGAATTAACGCCCAAATGAAGTCTGGTGAAACCAGGCTTGGAGTCTATGTCTGGGAGATGCCTGACGGAAGATGGGTTGGCGACGAAGACAATAACTTTTTATCTATACAGTCCATGATTGGAAACAAGGAAAGAATTGCTTTGCTTGCAGCAGCCGTAGCACACTATGGAATTGATGTTGGTCAGCCTAAGTTTATTGAGGGAAGCCGACAAATTGATGATGAAGAATTTGAGTATCAAAAGCAAAGATTAAGGTGGGGTCTAACTCCAGATCCACTAGACATCGGTGTTCACAAAGAAGAAATGGCTAGACTAAATGGTGGTAAAAAATGATTGAATACGACGAAGACACAGCTCAAGATAATGTAGAGATATCTAATGTCGCAGATTGGATGAGATTTAATAATCCAACAACACAAAAATCTGACGATCTATTTGATATAGATGCTGAAGAAATATTAAAGCTTTCAGGACTTGGCGCTTCATTTAGAAGAAAAGTGTCTAGAGACCTACAAAAAGCTTTTACTGGTAAAGATGGTGCCGTAAGCCAGCAACTTCAACACCAACAGGCAGTTAGCGGATACGCTACATTTGATCTAATCCAACCAGAATATAACTTAGATTATCTTTCAACAATTTATGAAATTTCGCCTTACAACTATGCAGCAATAAATGCAAAGGTTGCTAACATTGTAGGTCTAGGATTTGACTTTATTGAATCAAAAAAAACTACAGACACCCTTGAAGATATAGAAGATGAAAAGCAGCTAGAAAGAGCACGTAAGAAGTTAAATAGAATTAAGCAAGATCTACATCGTTGGCTAGAAGATTGTAATGAAGATGAAACATTTAAAGAAACGCTTATAAAGTTCTACACCGACATAGAGGCTACTGGTAATGGCTATCTGGAGGTCGGTAGAACAACAACTGGCAAGATAGGGTACATCGGTCATATCCCTTCGAAGACAATGCGTGTGAGACGCCTTAGAGACGGTTTTATCCAGCTTCTTTATGGAAAGGCTGTCTTCTTTAGAAACTTTGGAGATACAGAAACTGTAAACCCAATTGCTGGTCAAGAAGATAGACCTAACGAAATTATTCATTTAAAGAAGTACACTCCTAAGAATAATTATTATGGAATTCCAGATATTATTGCTGCACAAAATGCTATGGCTGGAAACGAATTTGCTGGTAAGTACAACCTGGACTATTTTGAAAACAAGGCGGTTCCAAGATACATTATTACAGTAAAGGGCGCAAAGCTTTCTACCGAATCAGAAAGAAAATTGCTTGAATTTTTTCAGGTAGGATTAAGAGGAAAGAACCATAGATCACTATATATTCCACTTCCTCCAGATTCTCCAGACTCAAAAACTGAATTTAAAATGGAGCCAATTGAAGCGGGCTCTCAGGAGTCTTCATTTAATATATATCGCCAATCCAATAGAGATGAAATATTAATGGCTCACAGAGTCCCAATTAATAAAATTGGCACACCAGCAGGCATCAACCTTGCGGCAGCCAGAGATGCAGACAAAACATTTAAAGAGCAGGTTTGCAGACCAGCCCAAGAAAACCTAGAAAAGAAATTAAATAAGATTATTCAAGAAATGACGGATGCGCTAGAGCTTAAATTTAATGAATTAAGTCTTACAGATGCAGACACTCAATCAAAGATTGATGAAAGATATCTTAGATTCCAGGTAATAACTCCAAATGAAATTAGAGTTAGAATGGGAATGGTTCCAAGAGATGGTGGGGATGTCCCAGTAGACCTTGCAGCCCAGGCAGCCGAAATTAAGGCTCAAGCCAACCAAAGCAGAACACGTGACCAAGAAAGATCTGCAAATTCTCCAGATAAATCTGGGGAGGGTAGAAATTCAAAGGGAGATGGAAGACAAGTCAACTAGTCCTACTCAACTAGTTATTTGCCTTTTGATACAACAATCTCTATAATATATAACATATGATCATAGAAAAGTCACATTGGTCTTCTAATGGAAATGCTATTAATTTATCAGTTCCGTTTACGAAGGTCAATAGAGAAAAAAGAACAGTCTCAGGATTCGCAACATTAGATAACCTGGATCAGACTGGTGATGTCGTTACTCAAGAAGCTAGCATGAAAGCGTTTGAAAGCTTTAGAGGTAACCTAAGAGAAATGCATCAGCCACTTGCAGTTGGCAAGGTAGCATCATTTAGACCAGAAACTTTTTATGACCCTGTAACAAAAGAATTTTACAACGGTGTTTACGTTGATGCATACATTTCCAAGGGCGCTCAAGATACTTGGGAAAAGGTTCTAGACGGAACGCTAACAGGATTTTCTATCGGCGGAAAGATTATTGAATCAGATAACGAAGTAAACAAATCAACAGGAGCATCAGTAAGATTTATCAAAGACTATGCACTAGTTGAACTATCAATCGTTGATTCACCAGCAAATGAACTATGTAACATTTTATCTATTGAAAAAGTAAATGGACAAATGATTTTTAAAGGCATCGCAGCAGATGTTAAAATGGAAAATATTTTTTATTGTGCAGAAAGCGATTCTGTATTTATGTCAACAGAATCAGAATACATATCTCCAGTTACTGGTAAAAAAACAGAACTCATTGGATGGGTAGAATCAAACGACGTAAACAAAGGAAAAGAAATAGAGAAGATTCTTGATTCACGTAGATCAAGATTGCAAACATTGCCTGACAACACAAATATAAATATGGCAATTGCAGAAGGAGGAAATGAAGTGGAAAAGCTTAATGTAACAGAAGCAACTCCAGTAGTAGAAGAAGCAGTAGCTCCAGAAGCACCTGTAGAAATTATTGAAGAAGTTGCCCCAGTAGAACAAGAGTCTGCTGAAGTTGTAGCTGAAGAAACTTCTGCCGAAGTTCTGGAAAAATCAGCAGAACTAACAGTTCAGGAATCACCTGACTTTGTTAAAATGCTAGGCGACCTTAAGGGTTTCTTCTCAGAGACTTTGGAAAAGGCCTCTGAGGCAAACGCTGCTCAGGTTTCAACAATCAAGGAGACAGTCGAAGCTTTTAGCAAGAATGTCGATTTGAGAATTTCAGAATTAGCAGAAAAGCACACAGAACTCTCAACAGCAGTTGATTCAATTAAGTCCATCATGGACACAGTTGAAAAAAGAGTAGACGCAGTAGAATCAGACACTGCAATCAAGAAGTCCTCTGACCTTGGCGGGTCAGTTGGAGTAACAACAATCAAAAAATCAAAATGGAACGGCACTTTCCTCGGTTCCGTTAGCGAATTAACAAAATAAGGGTATGGTGAAAAACTAATGAGTAATGAACTATTAGCAAAAGCAGCAGACGCTGCTACTCTAACAGGTAGCATGACAGGTTCTGCAAACCCTACCGACGGAATTCACGTAGGTTCCGAGGGTAAGGGAGGCTTGCTCAATCCTGAGCAATCCGCAAGATTCCTCGATTACATGTTCGATGCAACAGTAATCGGTAAAGTAGCACGTACAGTTCGAATGAGAGCTGACACTACAGAGATTGATCGTATTGGCGTTGGTGAGAAGCTTATGAAGCTTGCAGCCGAAGCAACTGACACTGGCTCAAATGCAGCTGTACAGTTTTCAAAGATTTCTCTCACAACAAAGAAGCTTCGCCTAGATTGGGAGCTTTCAACTGAGTCTCTAGAAGACAACATTGAAGGTGCAGATCTAGAAGATCACATTGCAAGACTTATGGCAACACAGGCTGGTAACGACCTTGAGGACGTAGTCCTTAACGGTAACACAGCTCTAACAAACGATGCACTATACAAGTCATTTGACGGTGTTGTTAAGATTGCAAAGGCAAACGGCCATGTAGTAGCTGGAGCAGGCGCAAACGTGTCTCGTGAAATCTTCAACAAGGCTCTTAAGGCTATGCCACGTAAGTACAAGCAACGTCGTCCAGACCTACGCTTCCTTGCAGGCTCAAACCTAATTCAAGACTACTTGTACTCAACTTCACAGTTGGGTCAATACGGTTCTGCTAACCCACAAGATATTGCTTCAAGCATTATCCGTGGAAACGAGCCAGGCCTAGGTGGCCCAGCAGGTTTCGTAGCTCCATTCGCATTTGGTATTCCAATTGTTGAAGTTCCGCTACTTAAGGAAACTCAGACTGGTTCATATGCAACTCCAACAGGAGATCACGGAGACGTTCACTTGACATTCCCTAATAACGTAGTTATTGGTATCAAGCGTGACGTAACTGTTTACCGATTCTTCTGGCCAAAGAAGGACTCAATCGAATATACAATGTATACTCGTGTTGGAACCCAAATTGAGCAGGCAGACGCATGGGTTGTCGTTAAAGACGTTAAGGTTGCTTCTTAATTTAAGAATTAACTTGCTGGAAAGGCCCCTAATTAATTTTAGGGGCTTTTCATTTTAATTTTATAGTGCTATAATTTATATACATACCAAAGGAGTATATATGTCATTTGACACACTTAAGGTCAAAGATCTAAAGGCATTAGCAGCGGACTTCGCAGTTGATGTTGATGGACTAAAAAATAAAGCAGATGTTATTGCAGCCCTAACAGAAGAAGGAGTAACTTGGTCAGTTTACCAAGGTACACTTAAAAACATAGAAAATGCAAAAGAAGATTCAGATGAAATTCTTCCTCGCCTAGATCCAAATCAAAAGCTTGATGAAGATATGATCCTTGTAAAAATGGATCGCCCAAATGCTAGATATGATGCTTTAGGATTTACATTCACTAGAGATCATCCATTCGTAGCAATGAAGCCAGATGTGGCTCAAGAAATTTTTGATAAGGAGGAAGGGTTTAGATTGGCTACACCTAGAGAAGTACAGGAGTACTACAACTAAGCCTAAAACATGGCAGAGATATACATAGATACAAACGCTCCAATTAAGACAAGAATTTCTTGGAGAGGCGAGGTACTAGATAACTCAAACCCAGTTGTTGTTGTTGTATATGACATAACTGAGGATGATACCGTTGTTCCAGCAATTAGCCCCACTCAACAGGTTGGTATATTTACTGCAGTTCCAGAAGAGTCTAATCCTGGGACTTATGCCCTATATCTTCCGCTACCACTAACTAATAGGTTAAAAAAACTTAAGCTTGTGTGGCAGTTTACAGTAGAAGGTGTTTCTCAATACTTGACAACGTATTGTGATATTGTTAAGCCTTATGTAAACTTAGCGGAAGTTATAGAAGACTTAGGCTTAGGAGCAGAAGCTTCAGACCCTAACTTTAAAAGCTATCATGAATTAAGAATGGCAGAAAAGTATGCAAGAAAAATGATTGAAAATTATACTGGTCAAAAATTCTATTTATTCCATGACACAATTACAATAATGGGAAGCGACTCAGACACTCTTTCTTTTACTAGCAAAATACATGAGCTGCATTCTCTTAGCCAAAATGATCAAATTCTAGTAGACAATCTTAATAATATTAATTATCTAGGTTATGAAATAAAAACTACAACAAGTGGATTTGGAATCAGAATAAACCAAGAAAGTCTTTTAGATAGAGATGTCTATGTTGCAAATGGAATGGTTCCTCCTTCAATTCATGACTTAAGCCCAGATATTTTTAGAAGAGGAAAGTACTACGATGTTCATGCAGTATTTGGTTGGGAATATATTCCAGATGAGGTTGAGCAGGCAGCCATAGAGATTATGCGTACGTATTTTGCCAAGGATAGACTATGGCGAGATAGGTATGTTAGTAAAATATCAACAACAGATTGGGATTTTGAGTACTCATCTGATGCATTTACTGGTACTGGCTCAGCGTATGCAGATAAGCTGCTTGAAGATTATGTTGTAACTCAAATGGTAATTGTGTAATGTTTGAGATAGTTGATGGCTTAATGTCTATGAAGATGGATATCTATAGGCAGCAAGAGCAGCAGGATAAAGATACTGGTGCCATCATTAGAAAGTTTTACTATATTAAAACATTAGATTGTTATGCTAGAGGAGTAATTACTGAAAGTCGAAACAGATCTAATGATAATCAAAAATTTGGAAACAAGTATTCAAACAACCAGTACATAGAAGCTAGAACATCTGAAAGATTAACCCCAAGAGATAAGATTAAAAACATAAGAGACGCAGACGGAAATGCTATCTGGTACGAATTAAATTATCCAAGCGACACGCCCACTGTTTTTGATGTTGTAGGAACTACACCGATATCAGATCCTTTTGGTAATGTTGTTGGTTATAACTCATCATTACAAAGAGCGGAGAACCAGCAAATTGACATCTGAAATTTTAGCCATTAAAGCAGCAAGCGGATTGGTAAATCTTATGGCCAATAAGCCTGTCAGTGGTGCACTAAGAGACAGCACAGTAGCACAGATATCTGCAGCACTATTCTATAAAACAAATGTAATGGCAAAGCTAGCATCAAATGCTCAATTTCAATCAGCATTTAGAAATGTAATCTTTGATCAATTGCAAGTTGATTTTGGCGATTATATTGATGCAAAAGCAAGAACTTCCCCAAAATCTTTTCACCACGTTTATGAGTGGGACAGGGTTGGCCAAGACGAGGCAAGACTATTTAAGTTAAAACAACTTCCAGCAGATGGATTATCATTAAAACTCAATTATGAATTGACCGATTCCAAATCTTTCGTACCTTCTGAAAATTCTAAGAATAAACATGTCTTTGTAAAAAAGGCTGAAATCATGGAGCAGGGAAAGACTGTAGTTATTGCTCCAAGATTTTCAGAAAGACTTGTGTTTGATATAGATGGATATACTATATTCATGCCAAAGGGGCAATCAGTTACTGTTAGAAAGCCAGGCGGAGCGGCAACTAAAAATGCATTCTTTGCACAATATAGATACTTCTTTACTGGCAATCTAGTTAACATGTCAATAAAAAAATCGGGATTCCAAAGACTATTTAATTCATCATTGTCTAGAGCATTAGGAGTTCCAGCACAAGTTAAAACAGTTAAATATAGCTTCTCGCCAAATCAGCTGGCAAATGAGGCAGAGGCTGCTACATCAGCAGCATTTGCGAGGTTAGTAAATGGCTAATTATAAATTAGATTCAATGTTTGAAATAAGAAAGTTCTTGTGGAACAGACTTACATGGCTGGGCATATTTGATGAGAATGATTATTATTCAGATAACCTAGGAGAGGCACTTGTTCCAATAGTCCCAGTTCAGCAACAGCCAGAAATGAATCAATTCTTGAGCGGCAAGAAGCATATAGTCTATGACAAGGTAGGTATGTCATATGAGAATAACTGGATGATATGCTGTGAGCAAATCCTGTTAACCCTATATTCACCAGAGATCCTAGATATAGTTGAGATGAGAAACTTCCTAACTGATGAGTTTAGAAGAATGGATGAGTCTGCAAGAGATGTTAATAAGTGGGCGGGATTATCAGATAAATTCAAGTTCCATAGCATTCAAGTAGCAGATATATCAGCTACAGCCCCATCAGAGGAAATACAAGGATTCTATGCAGCAGATGTGGTATTGGAAGTAAAGTACTCAAGAATATTAGATGGCAAAGGCAGATTTGCCTAGTTTGCCTTTTGCAAGCTAGTAGAGTAAAATTAGAACAGAGGAAAGGGCCTAGCCAGCCAAAATATATATATTAATTTCATGAAATCAGGAGGCAATACAACATGGCATATCAAAATACAGGTGACGCAAGAAACATTCTTGTTGGTGCATCACCGCTATTCTTGTCAGTAGAAGATTCAACAGTATCTGGTTACGATTCAAGCATGGATGCAGGCGAAGCAAACGCTTTCGTTGCAAACAAAAATCGTTTTGTACCAGCATTCTCAACAGGAGAGTCTTATACTACAACACTAAATAAAGTTTTAACAACAAAAGGTGCTACTCAGACAGCAACACCGTCAGAGTCAACACCAGCAATCGGTGGAGCTTACCGCAACGTAGGTTACACAAATAACGGTCTTCAGATCAGCTACCAACCAACATTTGACTCAGTAACTGTTGACCAGTTGCTAGATACAGCTAAGCTGTTCAAGTCTGCGATGATGGTTCAGATCTCAACAGAAATGGCAGAAGGTACTCTAGAGAACGTTCTTGCAGTATTTGGTCAAAAGGGATCAACACTTACATCAGATGGAACAGGTACATCAGCAGTTGACACACTAGGTTTGGAAGCAGGTGCACTAGGTGCAGCTCCAACAGAGCGTCAGCTAATTGCAGTTGGACAGGCTCCAACTTCAGAAGCATCAGCAACTGAGCGTGTATATTATGCACGTCGTGTTTTGTCTGTTGAACAGTCACAGTTCTCTTTGGCTCGTACAGCAGCAACAACATTCCCAGTAACATTCCGTCTTCTACCATCAGGTGACTCAGCTCACGCTGGTTCAGAATACGGTAAGATTATTGACCGTGTACTAACAGTTTAATTATATTAATAATTAATATCAAAGCCCCCAAGAAATTGGGGGCTTTGCTGTTGTACCCTTATAATGGTTATGCTATAATAATTTAGACGATCCTTAAGGAGGATAAATTGGCAACAACAGTATATGATGTAGAAGAGATTGAACTACAAAGCGGAGCTAAAGTAAAGCTCAAGCCACTATCAATCAAGCAGCTACGAAAGTTTATGGAAGTAATTAAGAAAGTTCAAGATGCAGAAGATGAAACAGCAACACTTGGAATTTTGGTTGAAGCATGCGGAGTAGCACTAGAAACACAGCTTCCAGACCTAGTTGCTGATCTTGACAAGCTAGAAGATGCATTGGATGTTCCAACAATTAATAGAATCCTTGAAGTTTGCGGAGGAATTAAGATGGACGACCCAAACCTAATAGCGGCAGCGGTACTGGCTGGTCAGAACTAGATTTAGCCGCTTTAGAAGGACAAGTTTTTCTTCTGGGTCACTGGAAGAATTACGAGGAATTAGAAGAAAATTTATCAATGCCAGAATTGGTTCAAACCATAACAGCGATGAATGAGAAAGAGCATAACCAAAGAAAATTTGCAGCGTCACTAAAAGGAATACAATTAGATGATGGTGTAGAAGAAAAAGAAAAAGGTTCTACCTTTGAAGATATCCAAAGAAGAGCGCTTGGAATAAATGCATCAGCAGATGATGTTGTTGGTTTACAAGGGCCCTTCGCAGCAAAAGCTGGATTTGGAATTGGCGCAGGGTTAGGATACTCTAGGAGTAATTAGTGGCTGACGAACAAATTGTAACCAGTATAGTCGCCAAAGCCGACTTGTCTAGCCTTGTGTCTGAAGTACACAGGGCTAGTTCTAGTCTCCAACAATTACAAAGAGAACTTCTTGCATCGAATAGAGCAATATCTGCTTCAACAAAATTAGCAAATAACTTATTTAGAGATACACTAACTGGAAGCGGACAGTTCTCTAGTCACTTTGTAAACCTTAATTCGGATGTAGATAAGTTTGGTAAAAATCTAGACTCTGGAAGATTAAAGCTTAAGAACTATTTCCAGACATTTAGAGAGCATGCTACAACTCAAAAGGGAATGATAAGGGAGCTTGCCAAAGAGCAGGTAATGCTTCAAAACTCAGTGCTACAACCTTTAGGTAGAAATGCTCAAGGCCTAATGCAGTACAACGTTATGATTCCAAGAGGTTTGGATGCCGTAAAAAATAGCGCACAGCTAGCTCGCATGGAACTTCAGATAATGAATCGTGCACTATCTGAAGGAGCAGGATCTTTAATTAACTGGGGTAAAAATACTCAGTGGGCAGGTCGTCAGCTTACAGTTGGACTTACAGTTCCATTAACAATGTTTGGTGCTGCAGCAGGAAAAGCATTTAGAGAAGCAGATCAAGAGCTTGTAAGACTTACAAAGGTTTACGGTGGACTAGCTGCAACTTCTGCAACAGACTTGAAAGCAATTAGAGAAGAAGTTGTGCAAACAGCAAAATCTTTATCTCAAACAATGGGAGCTTCTTTTAAAGATACAATTGCGCTAGGTGCTGATATTGCGGCAACTGGAAAGATGGGCAACGACCTTTTAGGTTCTATAGAAGAAACAACCAGACTTGCAAT